ATGACGGGTGCAAGTGACTTCACACAGTCGGGAGCGACCGCCTCCTGGCATCAGTTGTTACCTGATGAGGCGGCGTTGCTGCGCCAACCAGGGGCGCACGATAAAAAGCTACTTGATGGGGCACACGCACTGCATAGGGCAGAGCTGATTGATCGTGATGATCTGGCCGACCTACTTGAGCAAGCGGATGGGGCATTGGCGTATGCCGTGGAAGCGCTACTGGATGAACCACACGACCAATAGGCGGAGACTTCTCATGCACATGCTGATCACCCCCATGCGTTGCAAGGGTGTAGCTTTGGACTCGCAAGAAAGAAGGCGTTTTCCAGCGATCAGGGGTGACGTACTTGTGACACCTGAAAAGAGCGACAAACTCGGGCGAAGCTCAAATGTAGCGAGGATCAGTATTGGATGGCCGATGGAGTCTGAACCTCTGCCTCGATTGCTGGACGCGACCTTATCAGGCATGGCCCCGACGGGATTCGTGTTGAGCGGAATTGAGTACGTCGACGGATGTGCTTACGCACAGTCCTGGTGGTGTCGGCTGGAGTAGTGCCGGATTTAGGAGGACAGGGGCAAAGGCCCCTGTCCAGTCGCTTTACAAACTACTTAAAAATCAAAATGACCAATCTGGTTACCCAGTAGGCCAACCGTAGTCCTTGAATAATGCTGTCAAGGACATTTCGCGTTATCAATATCATCATATTAGTTTGGCTCCAGAGCTTAGTAGAGCCCGTCACCCAGTAGACTAGGTATCGGGATTTCCCACCTTGCCCGCTAATTCGCAACGCTAGTTTTCGAATGGAGATAATTAGAAATATTCGTTAATTACGATTCTACCGTTACTAAGTAAAGACCATAACTAACGATACTCTGAAACTAATCGAGCTTGACGTGCCAGGCGCGGAGCCATAACCTTTGAATTGACAGAGACAAAGATGTACAGCTCCAAGTGGTGATTGAGATGCTACCACGGTTTTTTCCTCAGGGAATCCACTCTAACGCATCTTCACAGAGCCCGCCCCGTGCGGGCTTTGTCGTCTTTGGCCGCCGGCCATGACCGAATTACGGCCGGCCGAGTCGCCGGCCTAGTGTTTTCGCGGTCCAGACGTGTGATCCTTTTTTTGGTGTTCTTTTTATGTCTATTATTAATAGGACTTAAAGACCTAACGGCAATCCGACGAACGGTATACGGCCGGCCGTTAGTTATGATGGCCGGCCGCTCTGTATGTGATTTTTAAACTACAGCTAATACAGGAAAATCGCTATCAAACATGAACAGGTAACTGACCTATAGTGTGATTGCTTGAACTTTTGATAGCATTTTCTGAGCGTCAACTGAATTGACAGTGAAGGCTGCAGCGTTACCTGGTACTGGCGTCGGCCCGTGGGTATGGCCCGCCAGTTGAGAATTCATCTGCTGCACCAGGTCGAGCAAATCACACAGCACCTGCAGCACGTTCACTCCCTCGGATCCCAGCCAGGTTTTGGGCGCGGCCAACCGCTGGCTGACCGCCGCTACGCTCTTACGCAGTCCCTGAATCCTTTCCTCCATGTCGCCACCTACCGTGGCGTTGTGCTTCTGCCCCACCACCAGGTTCAGATCCCGCCCGGTCGCCTGGTGCAGATCATCCACCGCCGCCAGGCTCGCAGATCCGCCCGACAACAGCTTGAGCGCGCCCAGGGCTTCAAGCGTCTTGATGCCCCCAACCGACTCCGTTGAATGATCGTCCACGGTCTTGGTGTGGTTCTGGTACCGCTCGGTGTTGCCCATCGCCTCCACTTCCCGCTCGATCGCCTTGTCCAGGATCTTGCCGTCAGTCTGGCGCAGCCAGTTGCCGTCCGCGTCGACACGCTGCTGACAGGCCTCGCTGTGCTGCCATACCTGGTCACCCTTTGGCACGCTGGGCATGCTCAGGCCGTGGGGCAGAATGGTTTGGATATAGGGCTTGTGCGGCAGACCGTAGGCAAAGCACACCACAACCTGGGTGCCTTCCTCGGGGAACGCATAGATGCCCATTTCTTCGCCGCCTGTGGGCAGCGGTAACGGCACGCCGGCAAGGATCGGCAGCTTGGTATCTGGCTCGCCGTCCGGCCCCATGACCTCGATGTCGACCGCGTAGCGTGGGCGGAAGTCGTCGCAGATCCCGGCGCCGGCGGGCGCGTCGGCCACGGCGACAACCCGGGCAAAGCGTGGCAGGTGGTAACCACCGGTGAGTTCGGGGAATTGTCGTTCTACGCTGCGGCGGATTGCGTCGTCCATCGGATGGCCATCTGATTGTCGATGAGCGCCACACTGGTGATGCGCTCGCCGTGGTTGATCGTTGCACCTGGTCGCAACCCGGGAAGGGCTGCAATCATCGCGCTCTGGTTGCCCTGGTAGTCGTCGAACAGCTTCACCGGCAGCTGCAGCGGCGAGCGAACGCCAAAGAAGCTGTCAGCCCAACTGCCCACGAACACTTCCCCGTCCCCCTGCTGCTGCCAGATGAACTCGGGAATGTTGAAAACCCGGGCCAGGCTGTCCATGGCTTGATAGCCGGCGGCCAGGCTGTAGAAAAACGGCGCCTTGACGCTGGCATACGGCTGCTCCGGGATCCGGCAGTGTTGTTGAGATTGCCAACTGCTACCCGCAAGCCCTTTATTTCCAGCGCAACGAAGTAACGGACGAGTCCTGGTACTACCTGCGCGTGGACTTCCCGCACGATTCCGAAAGCGTGAAAAACACTTTCACCAGCGGCCAGCTGTCGGCCGCGAGCGAATTCAAAACGCCAACGGCTGAATGCCCATCTACGCAACCCAAAGCCCAAGCCATAAGCCGCGTCCACCAGAAGATGCGCTTCCAGATACTTGGCCCGGAAACGGGCCTTTTTGTTTCCGATCGTCAGACTGTCGCTATACGAATACAGCGTTAGGGGTTTACATGAGTGGGGTCGAAGCTCGCGGTAATTCCGTGAGAATCTATTTTCAATACGACGGCGACAAATGCCGCGAATCATTACCTGGAGGGAACACACCGGCGAACGTTGCCCAGGCCAAGCGCTTGCTCGCCATCATCGAATACGAAATCCAAGCGGGCACCTTTGACTACGCACGCCACTTTCCCAATTCGGCCAGGCTGGTGGAAAACACGTTTGGTCACTACCTGGACCTGTGGTTGCGGATCAAGGCTAATAGCGTCGCGGCATCGAGTTACCGGGGTTACGCCAACAAGGCCGAAGTGCATGTACGACCGCGCTGGGGCAAGGTGCAGATCAACGCGATCGATCACCTGGACCTACAGGAGTGGATCCAAGGCACGCTGTCCAAAACGCTAAAAAACAAAACGATCCGCGACATCATCAGCAATGTGCGCCAGGTGTTCCGGCTGTACCGCACGAGGATGAAAGTCGCGCACGATCCCACCGAAGGCTTAATGGTGCGCCTGCCCGATCCCGAAGCACCGGACCCGTTCACCCGGGCGGAAATCAAACAGATCCTGGAAACGCCGACCACCCGCACGCTTGAGTTGCTGATGGTGCAGTTCATGATTTGGGCCGGGCCCAGGGTATCCGAGACCATCGCCCTGGCGTGGGAGGACGTCGACCTGGAACACGGCACGGTGACCTTCCGCCGATCGAAGGTGCGCGGTGCTTATCGCGTCACGAAAACTCGGCGCTCGATGCGCAAGGTTCGTTTACTGGCGCCGGCCTGGGATGCGTTGCGCAAAGTCGAGGCACTGACCCGCAAAAGAAAAGCCGAAACCGTTGAAATCGTCGAGCGGGACAATAAAACCGTGCGACGGCACACGCTGCATTTTGTGTTCTTGAACACCAAAACCGGACTGCCGCACGCCAACGACTTTGTTGTGCGTGACCGCTTTTTTAAGGCTCATTTGCTCACGGCGGGGGTCCGCTATCGCGGGCCTGGGCAGTGCCGTCACACTTACGCCAGCCAGCTACTGACGACGGGCATTGCCTCAATCGATTGGATCGCCGAACAGATGGGGCACACCAACGGCAACATGATCCGCCAGCACTATGGGACTTGGATCAATGAGGACGGGCCAGACGTGGTGGGAATGCTACAGCTGGCCCTAAAGCTTTCGCCGGTCACGAGTGTTGGCTGACCAGGGCTTTCAGCGTCTCTCTCGCCGATCATCCTTTCAGCACCACCATACGCGCTACCGCGACCCGATCGAAGTGCACATACAGCGCCTCGATCGTACTGTCGTTGAATGCCCCGGATGCCTCCAGCCCTTCGATCAAACTTTCCGCTCGGTTGAGCCAGACGTACACAGTGGCGTCGTCCTCAGCGCGCTCAATACAACCCAAATGCTTCTCCACGCATTGGCGAGCCTGCGTAGGAAGATTGATACCGTGCAATTGCGTAGTCGTGGGGGTGCCCATGGGTCGATTCCTTTCTGAATGGGTTTTAGTGCCTAAAACCACTGTAGGGGGCATCGGCATACCAGTCCAGGGGGTTATGGCTTCCGCCGGTAACAAAAAGGCCCCCACACCTGGCTCAGGTGTGGGGGCCTTTTGAACATAAGCGGCGTTATTCGAATCTACCTACTACTCCTTTGGCACCCAGCGGCCGCGGACGTATTCGCCTTGCGGTTCGTCAGGATCTATCTTGCGGCCTAGCACGTACTTGATGTGACTTTGCGCTTCGGGCACGGTCCCCTGCACGACGGCCAACAACGTCCAACCTTCGGCCAGCCGCTTGTTGGCTTCTTCCGCACCGAACGCCTCGACGACTTCATTTACATTTTCAAACGTCAT